ATATCCTCATCCTCATCGTGATAACTAGAGGTATCTTGATCTAAGAAGGTGGACATAACCTGGAAGGCTCTCATAATATATTCGTGGCCTTCATCTAAATCAGAAAATATACTTTGCAAAATTAACATATCCTCTGGGCTAACATCTCGCCCTGACTTTGCTGCTTCAAGTGCCTTAGCAATTTTTTCTCTAGCCTCAACTGTTGTAGTTGGGTAGGCTGGATAAGTTACTACTGATACATCGCCATCGGCTAAAGAAACCTCAGTTAGAACTCTACGGCTACGATCCTCGCTCCACTTTTGACGGATAACTCTGAAACCAAAACTCATTTGATCTACATCGCCACGCTCAACCAGTTTGTAAATATCGCGGGCTTCAGTTGTATCTGCTAACTCAGCCTCAAAATATAATCCACGATCATCCTCATTTAATTTCAATGTGCCATTCTTTGATCGTGCTAGTGGCAAACCTTCGTGGTTAATAAGTAAACGCACATCTGGAGTTTCAGTTAATGTTTTACGAAATGCTCCTGGCGCAATTGATTCTTTAAATGGTAGTGGCACACTTGATTCATTAAATACAGCAGCGTAACCAGCAAGGCGCATTGTGCCATCCTCGGCTGATCTTGCTTGAACATCTTTTACTGTATAAGTGCGGCGTTCAATCTTTTTCATTTCTCTCCTTGATTCTGCTTCTGCATTCAGAGCATCAATTTTGCGTTGCGCCCAGTTCTGCGCTCTATCTGAAAAATTGCTATCCCCACCCCAAAGAAGCCAAGCAACTAAACCTGCTCCTGGATAACCTGGATCGGATGGATTGTTATTTGATGGCGCTTTGCCATCTACTTGATGGCGGGCAAACCAAGGTGCCATCTTTCTAACTTTTGGTTCTGTTATTTTTCCAGCAGCCATATCTCTTGCCGCTGCGATGGTGGCTGGTACTAAACCATCGCCCCCAAAACCTTCGCTATAATATTTCAAACCACGCTTTGCGTTTTCTCTGATAAATGAAGGAACATCTAAATTAACTTGCCTATTTGCTTCATCTGCTTGCCAAGCATTGCAGTAATAACCGCCATCAACATAATCTAACCATTTTTCACACCAGGCTTTGGTACCTGCATCATTTTGCTTTTGTTCATTGTAGAAATAACAATTACCGCAGGCTCTACCTTCAGGAACATCATCTGCTAGTGCAGGTCTGTAATTATCAGGTAAAGCACGGTTAGAAACTTCTCCACCTGGTTCCATATCCTCAGCAATTGAAACTGCAACCATCTGATCTATCGCATCTTGCTTGGAATTGTGGCAGCCGATAGTTGTATAAGAACCATCAGATTCCTCTTTTACAGTTGCCCAACCAGCGCAATCACTTTGCTTATCAGATATTAAATATGGCATAAGTTCCTAAACTAGAAGTAAAACATCAGCATCATCATCGAGTATTGAGAAATCAATTTGAGAGATTGATTTACTTGATAACTTACCTAGTTTTGTATTTGCTTTTGCAACCTTTATTGAAACTGTTATCTTTACAGGCTCAATAATTTCAGGAAAGTTAGGCTGGATATAATTAGGCTGGCCAACTTGACTTTGAATTATCTCACCACTTGGCACACTTGCACTAGCCGTTAATCCGCCTAGAGCAGCAGTTGCCGATACAACATTTGTTATTTGCGCAGTGGCGCTGGCAGTGGATGAACCTAGATTTGCCGTTGCCGTTGCGAAGGTGATTGGCCCTAGAACATCAACATCTAATTCAGATGAATCTAGGACAAATTGAGCCATTTATTAACTCGCTAGAGTTAGTGAAACTGTTAGCGATCCGCTTGGAATTGTAAAAGTATCTCCAGCAGTGTAAGCATTGCCTGTAACAGTTCCTGAGAATAAGAAATTGCCTGCGGTTAGATTATCCCAAGCAGAAAAAAATGTAGCATCCTCTGAGCCTGCAATATTAGTCCAAGATATATCTGCATCTGAAGTTAAACTGCCAGTAGAGGCTGCGCTAAAAGAAACTGATTTGCGAGTTGTTTCAGTAGCAGGGTTTGCAGTTGCTGCTGAGCCAGGATCGCCAATGTGTAGTTTTACATAAACATTAGCGGCTGAATAAGCAGTTGCATTTCCTACTGCATCAAGAAACTTATTGGCTAAGTAATTGCTTAAACCTGTTGCCATTACTCATCCCCTTCTATAAATTCCTCAATAATCTCATCAATACGGCCTTCTTTATCGCGTTTAACTTTCTTGCGAACTCGCTTGCGCTCAATAGTATTTGTTACCTGAACAGTTGGTGATTCAACAGTTACATTAGGTGCAGCAACATTAACCTCTGGTGATTCCATCATTACTACTGGCTCAACAGTTACATTAGGAGCAGCAACATTTACAGTTGGCTCTGGCACATTAACAATTGTTTGTTGATTATCGTTGCGCTTCTCTCGGCTCTTAACCTCATAAACAGCGCTTGGATCGCCTGGATCAATTGATGCAACCTGTTGCAACTGACTACTTGGAACGCCAGTGTGCTTCATCTTAGGTAAACCAATTGCAGCATTAACGGCTGCTGGATCGAAGCCAACTTGAATAAGTGCGGTAACTATTTCTGTTCTTAACTTTAAGCCGACATCTTTAGCATCGGCAGCATCAATGTTTTGTAGAGGAACTCGGTATTGATCACCAGATTCACCTAAAGGAGATAAATCCTCAGTAGAACGAACATCATTTAAACTCAAGAAACCTTCACGCAAACCTTTTGTGTAAGCATCGTAGCGTTCAATTGTTGTTCCGCGTAGAAGTGCATCAAGATTAAATTTAACAAAGCCATCTTTTTCAGGAAGCAAAGATGATAGTGCTTGCTCAATTCTTTCTAACAAAGGGCGAAGTGAGTGTTGCACAAATGAAAGGTTCTGCGCTTCAACGCTAGCAAAACTCATCGCACCTGCAACTGGGTGTCCTAATAATGAAATAGGAACGCGGAACAAACGCGCAATTTCCTCAAGGCCGAAGCGGCGTGTATCTAATAACTGGGCGTCCTGGGCGTTTAGTGAAAGTGGTTTAAATGCTGCGCCACCTGTTAGCACACCAATCTTGCCAGCGCGGTAAGGGCCTGAGTGAGTTATATTCCAATCGCGGCCAATGTTACTTGCCTGTTCCTCAGTTAATTCACCAGGTACTTCAATGATCCCGCCAGGGTTTGCTGCGTTTCCAAAGTAAGAAGCGGCATAAGTATCAGCAGCCATAACAGCGCCGATAGTAATTCTTGCTGCCTCAACTGGGCCTAAGCCGTAGAAAGAACCAGGTAATTTAAATAATGGAATATGTAACAACTCATCTTTTGTAAGGGTCATTACTTTCTGATTGTAATCTTGAGTATAAACTCCGCCTGCTGGATCGTACTCTTTAATAGTTACTTCATAAATAATTGGCTCATTTGGATTATCGCGTTTGATTCTTACTGATTCAGGGCTAATGCAATACAGTTCAACAACCTCACCCATATCATCACGCACTGTAAGAATGTAGGCGTTGCCTCGTAAATTTAAAGATGCAAGAACTTGCTCTAAAAATTCCATTCGAGTTGATTCAGGATTTGGTGAATTTACCCAAGCAGGAACATCGCCATAAACTGCGGCGTAAGAAATTCGTTGGCGGCCTCTGCGAACATAAGCACCCATTGGTAATGATGAAATTGTATCGCCAAGTAAACGAACGCAAGCATAAACAGTACTCATTCGGATTGCAGTTTCAGATGAAACTACAACTCCTGCTGGAGAACTGTAAGCAGGTCTGCCTGGAACTAGCGGCTCAACAAATTGATTTGTTGCTCGCTTCTCACTAGCACCGCGTAACGCTCTTGATAAATTCATTAATTACCTTTTTCTGTAATCCATACTAAAAAACTTCCAAGCACGATTAGCGCGGCTGGAACTGAAAGTATTGCTAAGCCTGTTGTTACGCAGGCAACCCCAACTACTTCAACAATTAAAGTAGCATTTAACTTTTTCATACTCCCCCTTATTGTTAGATTCATCCACCTAATCGTGGCGTGTCGCGATAATTTTTAATTTTATCACGCGTAATAAATTGTAATTTTTAAATTGTAAAAAATGCCAAGAGTATAATTAAGGTAGTGGTTAGGAAATACTTAATTACTAGGAAGGTAATAATGGAATGTTGCAATCATAAGTTTATGAAAAGGTGGTGCGAGTGCCATCATTGTTGGGGTACAGGTTGCGATGTGGCAAAACCAATACTTGATAACAAAGGAGATGAAATTGAAATGTCCTAAGTGTGATAGAGAAATGAGTACTGGTTATGAGGATATTCTCAATTATGGTTTATCTAAACCTATTTGGTGCTGCCCTGATTGGAAAGAGTGCAAATATCAAGTAGCAAGGAGTAAACCTAAACCTGAACAGAAAAATATCTAGTAATAGGTGCTTTAGGTTCAGGCGGCTGCGTGGCCCGATCATAACCAAAGATTGCGGCCACAGCAGCATCTACCTTGCGACGGCTAGAAGCCTTGGCAACCATTACTCCTCTTGAGGATTGTTTGGTAACGCAGTTTGCGATGTGGCGGGCCAAGCGTTCATCACCATCGTGAGTAAATGATCCATTAACGACGGCTTCATAAAACTTTTGTGTTGCAGGTACCATTCGTTCTGCCGAGTTCGGATAACTAACAACTGGTAAGCCGTTCTCATCAAGCACCATGAAGGTTCGTTGCCATCTTGCGGGATCGAATACAACTTCTCTAACTTGGAATCTGGAATCTCGGTAAACATCAATTATTGTTTTTTCAACTTCAGCAACTGGAACAAACCAACCTTGCTCTGCATCGTGCGGCTTCTCCCATATTCCAACAACTTTTAAATGCGGTTTTTCTCCGCCTAAGAACCAAGCAACTAAAGCAGTTGAATCATTTGAGAAGGCTCCATCAAATGCTAGAACTACATCCTCACCAGGAATATCTTGGCGCTCTGTATCTATTATTGATTCCCAAGCACCAGTTGGTAGCCAAGCGGTAGTTGTACTAACAAAACAATTTATTCGCTTTGTTCTAAATTCCGCTTCAGGAGTGCGTAGTACCGCCGATTCAAAATCCTCAAAATCAACAATATCGCCAATACCAGGATTAGCCTCTTGCCATAATTGCGGATCACGATGATCTCCTTCAGGCTTAGTAGGTTCCCACCAAGCGAAAAAGAAACTGGGATCAACATTTTCACCCTTGGCAATTCTTTGGCCGTATTGGTAAAGAGAGTAGCAAAGTGAATCTTGTCCGTTAGTTGCAGTTTTAACTCCAGCAGTAGTGATGCCAAAGAGAAGTGAATCTTGCCTAGCACCACCTGCAAGGCTCATTACATCCCATAGTTCTCGATTGGGCTGGGCGTGAACCTCATCAAAGATAACTAATGGAGAAGGGTTTAATCCTTCTTTTGTGTAAGCCTCAGCAGAGAGAACTCTATAAACTGAACCCTTATCTTTAAATTCAATTGCATCTTTGTAAAGAGTAAGCATTGAGGATAGTTCAGAATCTAACTCAACCATTCGCTTTGCAGTGCCAAAAACAATTCGTGCTTGATCTCTATCGGCTGCGCAGGAATAGATTTCAGAACCATTACCGCCAAGAGTTAAACCTGCTAAACCAACGCTAGCAGCGAGTGCAGATTTTCCATTCTTTCTGCCAAGCCCAATTAACGCGGTGCGGTGTTTAAATCTGCCATTTTCTTTTCGCGCTAAAGCGTGATTAAGTAACTGCTTTTGCCAAGGGCGCAGGATTAATAAATCACCAGCAGGGGCAGCGATGGAATCTTTAGTTACTCTACAAACCGCTTCTGCGAACTGGCTATAAAGTTGCCCATCGCCTGCTGCAATTTCTGCATCGGCAACTGGCGTGAGCCATCGCGGCGGCCAAGAATTAGTTTGTTGCATTTTGTTTTTGCTGGAGAAGTTCCTCTAGTTTTCCGCGAGCCTTCACTTCAGCAACCCCCAGTTTTGATCTATCACTTGGAGTTAATCCAAGCAACGATAAGTTTTTAACAATATCACCCTGCACCGTGCTTAACATTCCGAACAGAGGATTTTGATATGCGTAACCTTTATCAGTAAAAAGTATAAAGTGTTCAGGCTTTAGTTGATCTTGAATTTGTTTTTTCAATTCCATCTTTTCGCAAAGTTCTAAAAGTATCGTGCCATCTGTATTGGCAATCCAAGGTGCAAGATTTAAAACCTCACGCCAAAGTGTTATACCAGTTTCAGTTAGATGCGCTGGCGGTTCAGCAGCAAATCTTGGCAAAGCAATAACTTTATTTAGATCAGGAAGTTTTTGTTTACCTGGATTTCCATTGCGCCGTTTAATTTCATTCGGCTTTGCAGCCATTAGTTTCCTGTCCGATTTGTACCAAAATGCCCCCTATTGAAAAATTCGGAAATGTGCGAAGCCAAGATCGGAAGA